TAGTCCTCTTTCAGAATGGCGTCGCAAAGCGCCTTGGTGATTTCTGCCATGACTCACTCCTGTGTGAGCCGGCCAATGTGGCGGGCTCGATTAGGAGCCGTTCAGCATTTGCGCCGCAAGCTCACGGGCTCGCTGCTTCCGCTCGGCGGGAGTAGCAGCGGCCGTGCTTGCGCGCGTTCTTGCAGACGCGGCCCGGTTGGTAGCTGTGGGTGGGGGTTTCTTGTCTACCGCTCCACCAGGCTCCGCCGTTTCCGGCTTCCGGGGCTCTGCGTCTGTCTCGGTCTCTAGCTCGCTCTCGATTTCGGCCCGACGTGCCACGCGCCGCAGGACTTGCTCCGCGGTCAACACACGTCCGGTCTTCTCGTGATAGGCGTAGAGTTCTCTGCACGCCGCTTCCGCGACGTCGTCAACTTCGTATTGGGCCAAGCTGGCGTAGTCGTCAACGTGGTCCTCGAAATGCGCGGCCAGCGCGCGGGTGTCCTCCGCGCGGCCCGCGTCCGGGTCGGGCTCGGGCTTCTGCTCCGTGAGCGCGGCGATCTTCGATTCGAGTTCGGCGATCTTCTTCTGCTCCGGCGTGGCGGTCTCGCGCTCGACCTCGCTCAGCGCCCACTTGCGGATGTCAAATCCGTGCTTGTCCATGAACGCGGCAGCGTCGGACTTGAGCAGCTCAAGATTATCGGCAAGAGTCTTCTCGCGCTCGGCTATCTCAGACTCGCGCCGCTCGATTCGCCGCGCTTGCTTGCGCTGCTCGCGCCTCATCTTGCGATTGATCGTCGTCGCCTCGACAAGTTGCTCAGGCGTCAGCGTGGCCGCGTCGTCGAGCAACAGGTCAAGCACGTCGCGCGACGGCTCGGCCTCCGTGGGCTCCGTGGGCTCGGCTTCGGGCTCGGCCGCCTCGGCCGCGGGTTCCGACGCCTCAGCCGCAGCAGGCGCGCTCTTCGCCGCGCGCTTGGCGTCTAGATACCCCTGCAGGTCAAGCCCGCCAGAGCCCTCGCTCGGGTTCGGCGCGGGTGCGGTGGGCTCGGCTGCGGCTGGTGTGGTCTCGTCGCTCATGCGGCTACCATCTCCGGGGGAATAGGTGCCGGCGCCCCTGGCTCTTGGAGGGGAGGGGCTGCCATAGGCGCCGGCTGTGGGGGATTGGCTTCCATCTCGAGGTCGACGACCTGCGAGTAGAAGTCTCGGAGCATGTCGACGTGCTCTGATGGCGTCTTCATGACCAGCGATTGGTTCGCAATCTCTTGCAGCGCGAGGTCCTTAGCGAGCCCGAGATCCATCTCGGACACCGGCTGGACCCATTCGCCATCGTCCAGAATGCGGCTGATCGCGTGCTCGATCGCGTTCTCTGCGCTCATGCGGGAGTCGGCAAGGTGCCGAGCGTCGGGTACGTCGATGATCTTGAACGCATCATTGGGCTTCGCAAACCCGGCCGCAATCAGGCTTTCAACGTACTCGATTTGAGCCGCGGGCTCCTTATGCGCGAGCGAGGACGTCCACACCTGCACGTCAAACTGGCCCTCGTCGCCGTCCGTATCCACAACGTCTTTCAAGCTCACAGGCACCACGCGGTTGCTGCCGTGGTGCATGACCTTGGCGTCGCCTACGGCGTCGTAGATGTCCTGTGCCGCTTCCATGATGCGCACGCCAAGCTGTTCCCACGCCGTGTCCAGCCGGCGCACCGCCGCGAGAAAGCGCTGGCTTTCGTTACGGTCGGACGCAAGCCGCGCGCGGCCGCTCATCGTCGCGCCCGGCGTCTGACTCTGCGCGTTCAGCTGCGAGATTCCGGCGACCTGGTAGCACGCGGCCTCCAGCGATTCCAAATACTGAAACAGCTGCGGGCTCGCGATGTCGTTCGCCATCATCACGGGCGGGCTACCGCTGTATTCGATGATCGGGACCTTCAGATCGTTGGATATAGCCGCACGCGACACGCCGGCGCCCTTGTCCACGAACACTTTCAGGTTCCCACCGTTCCAGTGGTTCTCTTGCAGCGTCCTCAGAACGACGTTCACTTCCAACTGCGTGGGCGCGCACTCGCTAGCGAGCCCACAGCCCTCGTAACCAAACGGCTCCGGCTCGTGATCAAACTTGATCCAAGGCGGGGCGTCCCACTTGTAAGCAGACTCCCACAGGTCACCGTTCTCCAACGTCGCGACGTGCAAGCCGTCATCCGCGCCCGGGTACGACGGCAGGTGCCACGCCTCGCGCAGCGTTACTTGATTCCCGGCTTGGTAGTATCCGCTGGCCTCCGGCGCGTCGTCGATGATCTTGCACAGGTCGTCGGCGTCGTCCTGCTCGGAACACATGCCTTTCAAAACGTCGCGGTCAATCGCTCGCTCGCGATAGAAGCTCCGCGGCTCGCCACGCACCGCCTCTGCCGGGTCAACGCTGATCTCGCCCGGCGCCACGCGCTCGAGCACGGGCCGCTTCCTCACGTAGTCACGGCCGACGAAGATGTACCCGGACCCGAAGATTCCGGCGTTCTTGATCATGCGCTGCTTGAGCCCGTGCCCGTCGTCCATGCGGATGATCGAAAGCACGTAGCGCTCTTTGCGCTTCGCTTTCAGCCTGAGACGGTAGTCCCCGCCGTCGGTCATGAAGTTGAGATGTTGCCGGCTGCGGCACATCATCGACACGTAGGCATTGATGACGTTGCGGACCACGTTGCGAGTCAGCCGGCCCTTGCCGCGCGCAAGCGTCTGCGTCGCGAGCGCTCGGTTGCTACCGCCGAACACCGCGCGCCATTCGTCCGTTGAGTACAGCCGCAGGTGATGCTCGTACGCCGCGCGCCGCGTGCTGCTAGCGGTGGCCATGTTGGACCAAAGCGCATTCATGCGCCGGAAGCGCTTGCCCTCTGCGTCGGGCAGCCACCACCGAACATCGGACGCGGGGGCGCGCATCAGGCCTCGTCCCCGTATTGCAGCGCGACGTACTCTTGGGCACGCGCCGCCGCCAGCTTGTCAGGGTCGACCGGGGCTGGGGTCGTGTCGCGGACGGGAGGCAGAACCATGAACGAGACGATCGTGGGCTCGCCGACCGTGATGTGCGTCACGCGGTCGATCAGACCGCGCTCGCGTAGCTCGTCGATGATGTCAGCCAGTGCGCTCACTTCGTAGGCTTCCTCGGGATGTCTTCCACCGGCACCATCACGCACCCGGCCGGGTGAATCAGTTGCGTGGCGCCGGTCGAACGCTCGCGCACGCTGATCAATTGCCGCTGCGTGTCGTATGTCAGGTCGTACAGCTTGTCGCTCAGATACCCGCCCGACCCGCGCATCACTTGCGGCGTGCCGGACGGGAGCGCGACCGAGCTCAGTCTCACATGACCTCGTAGTCGATCTGAAAGGTGCAGGCCGGGATGGCCACGCCGGTGCCCGTCTTCGTGATTTGGACCGTCAAGACGTCGCCGGCTGCGCCCGTGACCGTGCCGTCGAGCGTGACTGCCGCCGTGGTGGTCTCAGTCAACGCGACCGTCGCCGTTGTGCGGTTGCCAACGGGCACCGGGGTACCCGCCGCGCCGTCTTCGGTCGCAAACAGGATCGTCGCGTAGTTCGAGGCGTCCGCCGCTGCCGTGGTCGCCGGCAAGATGTTGATTGCGGTGATCTTGTACGCGGTGGGGAAACGATAGCACGGAGTGATCGCCGTCACCGTCGCAGCCGTCGCGTCCGCGAGTACCTTGACGTACGTCGCCTCTTTCTTGAACAGCAAGTCACGCACGTCGTCCAGGTCCGCAACGTACGGGTGCAAGAGGTTCATGATGCCGCTCTTGGCGAGCGCGATTTCTGCTGATGTGAGAGCCATTTGTTTACCTTCCGTCGAACCCGTCGAGCCACCTTGACTCACGCAAAAGTGACGCTGCGAGCTCGCCCGCAGAGACACGCACCGGCTGAATCATCGTGGGCACGTCCGCGAGCCGCACGGCCCGGTCGCCCATCAGCATTCGGATTACCGCCGCGGTGTCGTGACCGTTCACGGCGCCGATTGGCAGCCGATGCCAGTCGCTCGTCCCGTCGCCGCGGTCCGCTCGGACCCTGACATGCCCGTCGCGCTCCCACCCGCCGGTCTGCGGGTACGCTGCGCGGTACCCGAGGCCCGGGACCTGCTCGCAGATATGCGCCAGCGCCTCATGCAGCCAGGCCATGCCGTCGAGTGTCGGTCGCTCCACGGTGGGTATCCTGCCACCCACCCCCTGGGTGAGTCAAGCGCTACCCACTGAACTCATGAATACCAGTCATTCGGGGCATCGTCCGCCTCGATTTCCCGCTGGATTGCCGCCTCCCAGCGGTCGGCCGCGGTCTCGACCGGGGCGATATCGGGGGCGACGTGGGCACCGTGCTCCAGCGCGGCGTGGGCGGCCATCACCAGGGCATGGACGCGATCGTCGTACCCCTCGGCCGCTTCAATCCGCTCGTGCCCGGCCGCCATCAGCCGTCCCGCCACGCCGTGGAGCTCCCGCAGCAGCTCAGGCTCGTCGGGCAGCCGGAGCAGCCGCTCCAGCATGGCCTCGCGGACCGCGCGGAATCGGGCCGCCTTATTCGTCGCGGTCCACGGAGACACCTTGGCGTACACGTCGTGTGCCAGGAACATCTCACGCAACGGCTCGGCCGCGAACTGATCTAGCAGCACCTGCGACGTGCCAAACCGGCGGCATATCGCGGCGGCGTACGCGACGCACGCGGACGGGAGCAGCGGTCCGCTATCGTCCGGGGTGAGCGCCCACGTACCAAGCACGCTCGTGATCCGCGCTGCGCTTCGGTCGCCACGCTGCGACACGACGGCCGCCACGGCGAAACGATCCCGGCTGAACGCGGCGTCAGCCGCAACGATGACGTGTGCGCCCGGGGGGGCGTCCGGTGTCTCGAGCCGGCCGCGGTCAACACAGGCGTCGATGACGTCATGCCCGAACCAAGATTCGGTCACCGTGTCCTGCGGAATGCTCGCGTACTGTCGCGCCCACGCCCGATCGTCCGGTTCCAGCGCTCGCGTGTCGCCCTCGGTCACGCTCGGGTTTGCCTGCCACGTTGACGCCACCGACACGCGCTGCGCCGGCGTGTTGCCAAGCGAGAACTGGACCGCGTGGTAATCCGTCTTGCTGTAGGCCGAGCTCGATAGAATGATCGGCGCCCACGGCTGCGTGGCCACGGTCGGCCGGAGCTGCGCGAACACCTCCGCGGCCGGGTTCGCGCCGGTCTCGCTGTCACGCCACAGCGCCACCTCGTCGCCGATGGCCATGATAGCGGTCGGCCCGGCCACGCCGGACACCGACGCCGTGAACACTCGGAACGCCGCGTTACGCCCTGCGAGGTCGATCGTCTCGCCGGCTCGCGTGTGCTTGACGCCGAGTTCCCGCAGGATGGTCCCGATCGTCGCGATACGCCCGGCCGCTTCGCCGCGCTTCGTCGAGCACAGCATGACGTAACCGGTGTCGCCGGGCGGGACATCCCACGGGCCTGCAAGCGCCCACGACACCGCAACGCGGCACAGCGTCGAAGACTTGCCACCGCGTCGGCCGACCCGGAGCACCCATTGCCGCGGCCCGTCTGCCGTGCCCGTGAGCGCGCCGAAGAAGCGGCGTATCTCGGCCCACCACCACTCGGATATGGGAGGGAAGCCTGCGCGTTGCAGCGTGGCGTCACTCTGGCGCAGGTGCCGCAGGAACGCCGGGACGCTGCGCTCCGTGTCGGCAGCGGCGCGCGCTAGTTCGATTGCTCGGAGTGGGTCCATTAGGGGAATAGGTCGGCGGGTGTCACGCCATAGAACCATGCCAGCCGGCGCACCACCGCTCGGATGCCGCCGGCCACTGGTCGGTAAGGGCTTGCGCTGCCGTACTCAAGCGCGTCGTACGTCTCGCGTGGGATCTTCATCGTCCGCGTCAGCTTGTGCGCACTGAGCCCCCGCGCCTCGCGAAACTCGCGCAGCCGATTCGGCGCCCAACAACGCGGCCCGCAGACG